TTCGAATCTCTCCTTCACCGCCACATTAAGTAAACACAAACCCCTGATTTTCCTAGAGAAAGTCGGGGGTTTGTGGTTTCTGGCGTGTGGAAAAAGGGCGATATGGGAACATCCACAAGAGTCCGCAATCCACGGTTATGGTTTTTGCAGATGACTCGAAAGTATCCTTCGCGCAAACGCCACAGGCTTTCTAAGGGGTCGATACCACCACGTGAAAATCAGGCAGGCTTGTTATTCACGTGAACTTCAATTTGTCGTATCAACCAACACATTCCAGACGCAGTCAGCGCGTTCATTTGCCATATACCTTCCCTCTGATAAATCACTGACTAAACAATTTAGTCAGCTGTTTTGTAGCGAACATTTAGATTTATTACTGTGGAGTCGGGCCACCGTTAGGTGGATGGCATCGCGTCGCTGTGGTCTCAAAGCAGTGATTTGTACCGAGCCCGGCCCAGATCCAAATCACGCAAGAACGCTTCGGATCATCAGGTGATGTCTCTTCATCTGGTTTGTGGGGCATTGGGCTGTGACGTAAGCGCAGTCTACGGACACAAAATCAGGCAATTCGTACGACGTTTCCCTTCCTATCTCGCGAAACTTCCTAGAAAATCCCGCGCGCTTGCGTTGGTCTACATCGGCCTCTAGTCTCGGCCTACTGCTGCAAAATCAGCGGTCGGGTTTAGTAGCTCGGTTTAGTACACGGCGCAAAACGCCACCTTCGCAGAGGCGTTTTTTTCGGCCTCCGTTTTATGGTGGCCGTGCGCAGGGCACCCTTGTGGTGCGCCGGGTTTTCCGTGTACTCCGGTCTACTAACCTGCGCATGGCTGCCACCCATTCGTTTAGTAGCGAAAGGTGACAGCTCCTTGAGTAAATACGGAGTTGTACCCATGAAAAAGATTGTTCCCGATCCCCCCGCTTTACCCCTGCAAGATGCTGCTCAGTGCAATTCACTGTCGCTTGACCGTGCCGCCACGGATCGTGCGCTCGATTACTACCTGCAAAGTCATTTACCTGCTCGCCCTATGAGCACGGTGCTGTATGCCATCTCGGACAGTGTCAATTTAGAAGCGGCTTTGGCCCAAGCGTCAGACTTGTTGCGCTGCGCGGGTGCTTCGGCGAGTGAGGTGGGGAATGGCTTAAACGGGCAGCAGCGCGATCTGGTGCTGTCGGTGGCGCATTTGGTCGAGTTGGCCAAGGCGTATGTCGATAAGTCGCTGGACGGTATGGCGACGCACTAAGCAGCACGCGCTTGCTTGGCGACAGGCGCGTCATTTCTATGCTTGCAGCAGTTGTTTTAAGAGCCCATCACGAATTACGTCGATCTCCTCCTGCGTTAACCCCAATACTTCCCGCTGTTTATACCGAACCATTGGGGCATTGGCCTCGGCACGGTCTTTCAACCCGTATTGATGCACCCGCGCGATCCGCGCCACTCGCCCGGTAAACCCGACGGTGATGGATTGGCCGTCACCTTTGGCATTGAGGTAACGGGCCTTTGGCATTTTTTGGAACAATTTGGCCTGTCGCTTAATGCGCCCTGTTTTTGCGCGCAGTTCTCTGGGCTTACGTGCCGCAAACGGGCTGCCGTCCGGGTTACGCTGCTGTTTAACCCGCTGTTGTTGGCTGCGGCGCAGTTGTTGGGCCAAGGTACGGGTTAGTTTGCTGCGGGCGGCGGGTTGCAGTTGTTGTAGCAGCACGCTGGCCCAGTCTTCCAGTGCGTCGAGGTCATTGGCCATTGGGCACGGTCCATTCGCCGTCGAGCCCTAGGTTGCCGGGGCGCCATGCGGGGTCCAGGTAGTCAGCCACCCGTTGCGGTTCGCCGGGGTGTTTGAGGGTGGTGTTGCCGTCTGCGTCTCGCCCCACGACCACGCGTTCGGTCAGCGGCAGGCGAATGCTTAAATCCACTTTGCTGTTGTCCAGTATGTCGGCCTCAAATTTGATGCCTTGGGCGGATTTGTCGAGGTTTTCGAGCAGTTCGGATTGGTTGACGCTGAGCCAGCCGAGCAGCGGCAGCATGACGCTGTCGGGGTGGCCCGCGTAGTCGGTGAGGATGAGTTGTAGGTCAAAGCTGTATTCAAATGACAGGCTGGCGGCAGCGGTGCAGCGCACTTTGCCGTTGTCGATAAAGATCAATAGCCGGTCGGGGTTGTGTTTGAGTTCGCCGACGGTGCTCAGCAAGTGAGCGCGCAGGTGGTCGGGCTTGTTCATGGCGTGGCCTGCTGTTGGTTAATGATCATGTCGACTTGTGCCGCGCATTGCGCCCAGGCAGCTTCTATTCGCTCTTGGTCGGTGAGCAGTTCGCCGTTACTGCTCGGCCCGGTCGCGGGCAGTTGGCAGGGCACCACGGCCGGACAACCATTGACGATAAGCGTCGGCGCCGGTGAGGGCGGGACGGTCGCGCAACCGACGAGCAACATCAGGCAAAGGCTGGGCAGCCCAATCACGTAAGGACGAGTTTTCAATTTTGAGTCCCTCTATCTGTTGTTCGCGCCGGGCCAGCCCTTGGCGCAGTTGGTCGTGTAGGCTGCGAAGTTGGCTTTGTGCGGCACGCTCCTGATTCAGGGCGTCACGCAGGGTGGTGGCGTTGGCCTGATGGCGGGCGGCATTTTCACGGGCTGTTTGGGTGTTTTTTTGCGCGAGCGCCGTGGCCTGTTTGGCGACGGCGATACGCTGCTGCTGGCCCCAGATAAACAACGCCAATGCGCCGAGCAGGGCAAGCCCGTACAGCGTCTGGCGCAAGGTGCTCACGCGCGGTACCAGCCCAATTGGTTCATGCTGGCCACATCCAGGTGTTCGACCGGGCCACGAATAATGATGACCCGAGCATCGGGTTGTACATGCCGCAGGGCGTCTATCAGGTCGTGCATGTCTTCGGTTTCGGTGGTGTAGGGCACCACCAGCAGGTCGCCGTCTTGCACGCGCAGCGCGCAGATTTCGTCGAGGTCGATCATGCCGACACCGCCGAACCGCAACCGCAGTTAGCATGCCGTTCAAACGCCCGTTGCAACTTGATGTCGTACAGGTTGCGTTGGTAATTGGGGCCGTTGTAACGCTTGGCGAACTCGGCCCATTTGCGAGCTTTGAGAGCTTTGTGCAGCAGCGGATCGGTGTGGATAAAACGCACAAAGGCGTCGAATTGCTGCGATTCGTCGGCGCTCATGGCAGCGACAAAGGCTTGCACGTTGGCATAGCTCAGGCGTTGCCAGTGAAAACCCATGATCTGGAACGCGCCCCATGAGGCGGACTCAAGGGCTGCGTTGTCGTCGATCAGGCGTGCGTGGCTCAAACGTTGGTGTTCGGCGCTGCCGCCGGCATAACCGCCGGGTTTGGGGTTGACGATGGCCGGGTTGAGGGTCGCCAGTTCATCGGCAAACTGTTGCAGGTGGGCCACGTCGTCGCTTGCATGGCGAGGGGTGGCCAACTGGCGGTGCATGATGTGCCGTTCGAACAGGATCACCGGCTTGCCGTTATCGAGAAAGCCCTTGCCGTTAGCTTCCACTTCGTTGACCGCGTAGACACTGGCCAGCGGTACGTCGAGACGTTGGGCGGCGTTGATCAGGTCATGATTTTTCAGCAGTTGCCGGCAATCATTGCCGGCCAGATTGGCGAGGGTGGCGCTGTTGGCGATGCCATCGGCTACAAGCCCCGCTTTGAGCTGGTAGTCGCGCACTTGTGCTTCGGTAGCGTCGCCGTAGTCGCCGTCGGTATTAAGCTTGGCGCCGTGTTGGTTGAGGCTTTTTTGCAGGCTGCGGACCGCGTGAGAGCGGTCGCCGTGGCGTAGAGGGTTCATGGTTGTTCTGCCTTGTGAATGAAGAGTTTTTTGGCCGCCGCGCGGGTGCCTTCCACGCCCAGTAGGCCGATGACACCGCCAAAAAAGGGCGCGGTGGTGAGGGGGACGCCGATCAAGGCCAAGCCGTGGCTGGCGGTCAGGGCCAAGGCGCCACACAGCGGTGCTTCTATGAGTACGCGGCGCAGGGTGCCGCCGCCGTACATCACTCGCAGGGCGGCGATGAACAAGGCCAAAGCGCCTGCGTAGAGCGTTGGCCAGTGTTGTTCAAGCCAGGTGGCGAACCAGGCCCAGGTGTCAGGACGTTCAGGCATGCGATGCACCTCGTTGTTCAGGCGACGGGGTCAGTCCCATAGGTTGACCCTGTGCCGTTGCGGGGCTGCGGGTTGGGCTTCGGGCAGGTTGATGAGGGTGCCGTGAGGCACAAACGGGCCGTGTTCGGCCAAACCGGGGTTGGCTACCAACACGGCCTCGGTCACGCCCGCTGTGCGCCCGTAATGACGCCAACACAGGGCGTCGACGGTGTCGTTTTGTTGGGCGTAAACCGGGGTAGTCATCAGATCAACTCCACGGTGCTGCGGTTGAGGCCCAGAAAGTCGCGCACTGCCCAGCGCAGGTCGCGGCGGTAGTCGTCGACGGTTGGGGTAAGGTCTTCGGCGTTGTTGTTGCCAGCCTTGGTGCTGTCGTAGCTGCGGTAGCGTTCGCAGACTTCGGCGCCGGTCGCGGCTTCAATCGCCCGGCGGTACAGGTGCACCAGCACCGATACGTTTTGCACCTGCTCGGCAGGCACATCGGTGAGTGTGCTGTAGCCTGCGAGCTGTTGCTGGGTGCGCCAGTCTTTGAGTTCGCGATTAAGGTTTATGGCGGCGGTAATGGTCGCGGTTTCCAGCCGGGCCGGGGTGACGCTGGCGTCGATGCGCAGGGTGGCGCGCAAGGCGTCCAGGTCGATGGAGGGCCAGAAGGGGTCGGTGTTGATATGGCCGCTGGGTGTGCTGCCGCTGGCTACAAATCCGCTCATGCGCAAGCTCTGTTATAGGTCGCCGGTGGTCGGGGCGTTACGGTTCAGGTTTGCTAAGCACTCTGGCCGTTCAGCCCCGAGCCGGCGGGGTGCGTGGGGACGCTCGGTTAGCCGCAGCCGCTCAATCGGCGGGTGCGGTGTGTTTTTTCAGCAGGCGTTCGGCGCCTTCCAAATCCTTTTTTCCGCCGCAGCCGTCGTGCAGCACAATCGCGCGTTTGAGCAGGTCTATACCGGCCTCAAGCTGGCCCGCTTGGCCGCGTGTGTCCGCCGTAATGCCGACCTGCGTGGCGCGCCCGGTGGCCAGGTAGAGCTTGGCGCGGGCCTGATCGGGCATGTCTTGGTCTTCGGTCATGTCGAGGGTGCGATACAGCACGCCGATGTCGAAGCTGTTGTCGCCAGCCTTTTGTGCCCTGAGGGCTGCGGTGGCGACTTCTTCGGCGACGAGGCAGCCGGTCGTGCGTTCGAAGCGATCCGGCATCACCAGTTTGTGTTTGAGCACGTAGGCCGCGAGATCCAGTGCCCCCGAGTAATCGCCTGCGTCGATACGCCAGACCATCACGGTGGTCATGACGTCGTCCTGGGCGCCGTTGCCAGCGGCCAGTACGCCTTCGACGTAGGGGATGTAGTCGGGCAGCAGCTGCAGTTTTAGCGCGGCCTTGCCTTCGTTGGACTGGATGGACTTGAGGCGCAGCCGGTCTTGCAGCAACTGGTTGAGTTGATGCTCGTAAGCGGTGGCGCCGGCCATTGACTGCCGGGGCGCAGTTTTGGCCGATTCCATGGCTGCACGGGCGCGGCGCTGGTGGGCTTGGGCAAGGCTAAGGGCCATGGTTTAAGCCTCGTTTTGTGGTTCTGGTTCAGGGGCAGGTTCGGGCTCAACGGTGTCGACTGGGGTGATGTTTTCGAGCAGACAACCCAGACCGTATTCCTCAACCACGTAGGCTTCATTCGACGATTCGAAGTTGCTGACGCGGTTCCACTCGGGTTCTTCTTTGAGGTAGCGGCGGCGGGCCGCTATTTGCCAGTACACCGACAGGTTGGCGAAGGTGGTGATGAGGATGGTGCCCTCGGGGATGTACGGCACTTCGTACAGCGGCAGCCCGCCGACACGGCGTTGCGAGATGATCAGGTCGCTGGCCAAGGTGTTGGTGGCGTCTTGTTCTTTGTTGACCAGGGCCAGGAATTTGTCGTGCACCAGCTCGCGCCCGGTGAGCACCACAAGCCCCGGATTGCGGCGATACCACGGGTCAAGCAATTGGATGGCGTCATACACCAGGGCGTCGATATTTTTGAAGTCGCCGTGCTTGCCAATGGTGATCATGCCGGCGTTCGCGCCTTCTTTGAGTACGCGGTCGGGCGCATGCAGGCGGTATTGCTCAAGCCAGCCGATGTTGACGTCTTCTAGCAGCGGGTTGGCCTCACGGTCGGTTTGCTCGGCGGCCGAGGTGCCATAAAACCCGATTTGGATGCGGTCAAGGGCTTGGCGCTGGGCGATGGCGTTGGACAAGCGGGTCTGGAAGTCGGGGAATTTGGCCCAGGCATCGAGCTGGCGGTAGCTGACAAAGGTGTCGAAGTCAGTCTGCTCGGCTTTGTATTTGTCGCTGGACAGGCTGCCGATGCTGCGAGGTTCACGCTTTTTGAGCGCGGTGTTGGTGCGGCTGGCCACGGTGCCACCGACCCCAAGGCCGACTTTTTCACCCTCTTGTTCGTCGACGCCGATGAGGTTGATTTTGGTCAGGAACTCGCTCGACTCCTGAATCTTGGTTTCCAGCCGCTGCTGAATGGTTGGGTCAACGTTGAAGGTGGCGTTGGCTGAGTCTACGTTGTTGAGCTTGGCGACTTGGTTGAGGTAGCCGGTGTAGAGCTTGCGTGTGTCGTTGCGCATGGGTGTCTCCGAGAGTGGGGTGGGCCGCTGGGTCAGAATTCAGCCAGGGCTTGGTTGCCACTGCCGGTGACCGGCGGGCGTTGGGTTTGTGTGTGGTCGTGGGTGTTGCCGAGCGTGGTTTTTAGCGCTGTCAGGTCGGCGCTCAGCTGCTGTACGTGGCTGTGCAGTTCGGTATGGGTTTGCTGGTAGGCGTTGAGCTGTTCGGCGAGGTCTCGGCCATGTTCGGCGATGGCTTCCACGGCTTGGCCGATGGCGCTGAATTCGCCGTCATCCTTGGCGTCTTTGCGTTTGAGCAGATCTTGTACCTTGCTGAACAGTTGGGCGCCGAGGCTGGGTTTTTCTTCGTATTCCTCAAATACCAACTCGGTCTCTTCGGCCACGGTGAACAGGTTGTCGGGGGACTGTTTGCGCGATTTGAGCGGGCTGGCATCGGGGTGTTGGGCGGAGAAGGCCAGCATTTCGGTGCCAAGACTGGCCGGGGTGTCGGTGACGCCCAAGCCCATCAAGTAGGCTTTTCCGGTGTCGGCGAACTTTTCGCGGATTTCGATGCTGGTGAAGATTTTCTGTTTGAGCTTATTGACCATGCTGACCAGATCGTCGGTGGGCTCGATCTGGGCAAACAGCGCGCGGACTTTTTTACCGTCGAGTTCGATGTCTTCGGCCTTGACCGCGAGGATGTCGCCGTACGCGCGAAACGGGGAGTCGGGCAAGGTGCCGCGAATGTGCTCCAGCCACACGCGGGCACCGTATTTGCTGCGGTCGTAGCTGGCGGCCATCTGGTCGATCCAGTCTCGCTCGATACGACGCCCGTCGGTGGTCGCGCCTTCGACGGCGACCCGGAACCATTTGCTGCGAAATTTTTTCATGCCGTGAGTCCTCAGTGCGGGGGCGCGTATCGGGTGCGAAGACGCGTTGCAATGAGGGGCATGTTCGGGACGCGCGCGCGTTGCGGCAACGAGGCGCCCTTGTAGGGCCGAGAGGTACAAGGGGGCGGGCTATAGAGTCGCGGGCGCGGGCTGCAGCATCGCAGCCATGACTACGACTGCCTTGTTACCGATGGATGCGCGCCGCCAATCCAAGTTTTTGTACTGGATGGGGTGGCGTATCTGCGAGATCGCCGAGGCGACGGGCGAAAAAGAGAAGACGTTGCACAGCTGGAAGACCCGCGACGAGTGGGATCGCGCCGATAACGTCGAGCGCATCGGCGGGGCGCTGGAAGCCCGGTTGGTGCAGTTGATCCTCAAGGAGGGCAAGAGCAGCGGCGACTTTAAGGAAATTGACCTGCTGCACCGCCAGCTTGAGCGGCAAGCGCGAATTGTGCGTTACCAGGAGGGCGGTACTGAAACGGACCTGAACCCCAACTTGGCCAAGCGCAACAGTGAGCCGAAGAAGAAAGCGGTCAAAAACGAGATCAGCGAAGACCAGATCGAGCTGCTGCGCGAGGCGTTTATTGATGGCTGTTTTGATTACCAGAAAGACTGGTACCGGGCGGGTAATCAACGCACGCGCGTGATTCTCAAAAGTCGGCAGATCGGGGCCACTTACTACTTTGCCCGTGAGGCGTTTCTCGATGCGCTGGACACGGGGCGTAATCAGATTTTTCTGTCGGCTTCCAAGAATCAGGCGTACCTGTTTCGGGGGTACATTCTGGCGTTTGTGCGTGAGGTGTGCGGCGTTGAGCTGACGGGGGATCCGATTGTATTGCCCAATGGTGCCGAGCTGTTTTTTCTGGGTACCAATGCCCGAACCGCTCAGGGCTACCACGGCAATTTCTACTTTGATGAGTTCTTTTGGACGTTCAAGTTTGAAGAGCTGAATAAGGTTGCTTCGGGCATGGCGCTGCACAAAAAATGGCGCAAGACCTACTTTTCGACGCCGTCCAGCATGGCCCATGAGGCGTACACCTTCTGGACGGGCGAGCGCTTTAACAAGGGCAAACCTGCCGCGCAACACACCAAGGTCGACGTGTCTCACGGGCGTCTGCAACAGGGGCGTTTTTGTGAGGATCGGTTGTGGCGGCAGATCGTCACCATTCTCGATGCGGAGCGGGGTGGTTGTGACCTGTTCGACATCGAAGAAATACGCCGCGAGTACAGCCCGGAAGCGTTTACCAACCTGCTGATGTGCGAATTCATTGACGATGGGGCCAGCATCTTTCCACTGGCCTTGCTGCAGTCGTGCATGGTCGACAGTTGGGTTGAGTGGGCCGAGGACTACAAGCCGTTTGCCGCGCGGCCCTTTGGCGACCGCCAAGTGTGGATCGGTTACGACCCCGCCGAAACCGGCGACTGTTCGGGGCTGGTGGTGTGTGCGCCGCCGCTGGTGCCGGGTGGCAAGTTCCGGGTGTTGGAGCGGCATCAGTTCCGGGGCATGGACTTCGCCGCGCAGGCAGCCTTTATCAAACGCGTGTGCGACCGCTACTGGGTGACTTACATCGGCATCGATGTCACGGGTTTGGGCAGCGGCGTGGCGCAGCTGGTGCGCCAGTTCTTTCCCAACGTGACCACGTTCAGCTACTCGCCGGAAGTCAAAACCCGTCTGGTGCTCAAGGCCTACGACGTTATCCACAGCGGTAGGCTGGAATTCGATGCTGGGTGGACTGACATGGCTCAGTCGCTGATGGCCATCCGCAAAACCGTGACCGCAGGCGGTCGCCAGTACACCTACACCGCAGGGCGCAACGACACTACCGGCCACGCCGATTTGGCCTGGGCGCTCTTTCACGCATTGCACAACGAACCGCTTGAGGGGCAGACCACTGCCAATACCGGGCGGATGGAGATTTTTGGATGAACGAATCACAGGTGGTCAACCGTGTTGATCAGTCGATACAGGTGTTCAGCTTTGGCGATCCTGCTCCGGTGCTAGGCGGCCGGGCGGTGTTTGATTATTTGGAGTGCTGGTTTAACGGGCGCTGGTACGAGCCACCGTTGTCTTTAGATGGGCTTTCACGTGCGGTGGGTTCCAGTGTGCACTTGCATTCGGGGCTGACGTTTAAGCGCAACTTGCTGAGCAAGACGTTTATCCCGCATCGGTTGTTTTCACGGGCGTCGTTTGAGCAGTTTGCGTTGGATTTTTTGAGCTTGGGCAATGGGTATGTCGAGGCTCAGCGTTCAATGTTGGGTTCGGTGATGCAGTTGAAGCCAGCGTTGGCTAAATACATGAGAGCCGGGCGGGACGGACGTTATTTTCTGGCTCAGGGCTGGCAGGAAGAACATGAGTTCGAGGCGGGCAGTGTGTTTCATCTGCGCGAAGCGGATCTGCACCAAGAGGTGTATGGGCTGCCGGAATGGATAAGCGCGTTGCAGTCGGCGTTGTTGAATGAATCGGCAACGTTGTTTCGTCGCAAGTATTACGAGAACGGCAGCCATGCGGGGTTCATTTTGTACATGACGGATCCTGCGCAGAATGAATCTGATGTGGATGCGTTGCGTAAGGCGTTAAAGGATTCAAAAGGACCGGGCAACTTTCGCAATCTGTTTGTGTATTCACCGAATGGGAAAAAGGACGGGATTCAGTTGATTCCGGTCAGTGAAGTGGCGGCCAAGGATGAGTTCAGTTCGATTAAAAATCAGACGCGGGATGATGTGTTGGCCAGCCTGCGCATACCGCCGCAGTTGATGGGTATCGTGCCGCAGAACGCGGGCGGATTTGGCTCGATCAAGGAAGCGACGCAAGTGTGGGTGATGAACGAGCTGGAACCCATTCAGGCGCGGATGACGCAGTTGAATGAGTGGGTGGGGGAGGAGGTGGTTAGGTTTAGGGCGTATGAGATGACGGGGGGCGAAGCATGAGCGCGCCCATAATCCCGTGGATGGGCGGCAAGCGCCGGTTGGCAGACCGCCTGATTGCACTGTTTCCACCGCATCAATGTTACGTCGAAGTCTTTGCTGGCGGCGCCGCGCTGTACTTCATGCGGCCCCAGGCTGCGCCGGTTGAAGTGCTTAACGACATCAACGGCGATCTGGTGACGTTGTACCGCGTGGTGCAGAACCACCTGGAAGAGTTCGTGCGCCAGTTCAAGTGGGCGCTTAGTTCTCGGCAGATTTTTGAATGGCAGAAAATGACCCGGCCAGAAACTCTGACGGATATTCAACGGGCGGCACGGTTCTTTTATCTGCAGCACCATGCCTTTGCAGGGAAGGTGAGCGGGCAGACGTTTGGCACTGCGACCACGGGGCCTGCGATTAACTTGTTAAGGATTGAAGAGAATTTGTCAGCGGCTTGGCAGCGGTTGTCGGGCACTTATGTGGAAAACTTGCCTTGGCTTGAGTGTGCAGAGCGGTATGACCGGGTGCACACGTTTCACTACATGGACCCGCCTTACTGGCAGACGGCTGGGTATGGGGTGGAGTTTGGGTTTGAGAATTATGAGCTGATGGCGGGATTTATGCGGCGGTGTAAAGGGAAGGTGATGGTCAGTATTAATGATCATCCCGATATTCGGCGGGTGTTTGAAGGGTTTCATTTTGAGACGGTGGATATTCGGTATAGCACTGCTAATCAGAGGCAAGGGAAGGGGGAGGTTAGTGGGGAATTGGTGATTATGAATTGGGTGCCGGGGGTGATGGGGATGTTGTTTTGAAGATTATTGAGCAGTGAGTTGGAGTGAGAGATAAATAATAGTTAGGCTGAGGTGGTGGGCTCAGCCTCACATATATTTACTTGTCGCGTTTTTTTTGAGTTTTCCCAATTGAACCTATTTCTGAAAGCGCTTTTCCTAAACTGGCAATTGATTTGCCAATATCCACGTCGTTCCATACGGGATCAACAAGTGTAGGTTTATTTGTGAAGCTTACTTGTTGTTTTAATAATATGTCGTCGAAACTTTTCCAGTTATGGTAGTCAGCCGCAGGTAGAGTTTGGGTCTCTTTGAGTTTTTTCAAGTTTTCTTGCATGTCTTGTATTAAAGCTTGAGATTCTTTATCTCTGTTTTTAAGGGTGTTCAATTCAGCTATAGAGCTTGAAATCTTTTCCATAGCTTGATCCCTTTCTTCGATAGCCGCTTGGCGCTCTGCGAAAGCTCTTTTGGTAGTTCGTTCGTTTTCACTTAAGACTTTTGTCAGGTTTTTAACGAAAGATCCCATTTCGTCAGCGCTGCCTGCCAATCCGTTAAATACTTGTAGAAATAATTTTACTTCTTGATTGTCTGAGTAATCTGGGTATTTAACCTTGTGGTCTATCTCGCTCCAACCTTCTTGGAATATAGTTCTTACTTGGATCTCAGCAGTTAGAATTTGTTTTTCCGGTTTGCTGCTTACTAGATAGTGAATCGATCTATAACCGAATTCATGATCTTTTACTTGTCCGCCGCGCTCTATTAACTCTGGGTGTGTGTTGTCACCTTCGCGTATGTAAATTGTGGCGGGCTCACATATGTCCCATGTGTTGCGTATTGAGTTGTCAATCACCAAGCATTCATCTTTGAATAAGTGTAGTGCTCTCACTCCTATCAAGTCGGTTGCGCAAGATAAATAGTTCTCGCTATTTATGTTTCTCCATTTCTCTTGAGGTTTATCTTCAAGGTTCTTTCGGATTATTTTTTTTAGCAGGTGCAGAGGGTTCTTTATCCTCCATCTAACAGAGTGTACGCCTTCAAAGGTTCTTATCCTGGAGGATAACTGCTCTGCAGTACTAATTAATGTAGGCTGCGCGTTGCTATAAGCTGATGCTATTGCAGATAAGTTATCCCATGTTACCCCTGAGCGAGTCCAATCTTCTTGTGAGATTTTGCTCCAGTCAAGAAACTCTATCTCTGACATGTCAAAGCTCATATTTACCTCCGTTTAAATAATTTATGGGTTGTATATGATGATTAGTGGGATTGGGTCGCTATACCCCTATGCTACCTAACTCTGCATTTTTTCTATAGTTCAGTAGATTGATATTTTCCATCGCATCATCCACATGCTGGGCCACAGAGCGTGTACTTCTTAAATGAATGCGACGACTCGGGAAGACCTCGAGCGTTGATATTCTTGAGCATCGGCGCGCGCCGTTGTCCCCCCACCTCGCCTGCGGGCTAAATAGGTCTTTTTTTCCGCAGTTCTGCACCTGGCCGACAGCGGGCTGGGCTGTGGGCTGGCTTGAGGTTTCTGGAGCGCGAAAACCCTGCGTATCCCTGCACAGAAAGTTCTTTTCAAGACGAGAGGCGGCAGTTGGGTTTGAGGGGGGAAAGTTGGCTTTAACGAGTGTTCGCGGGACCGCCACCGGAAAAAGGTAATTTAGGTATTCCGTTGACGAAAGGTGCTTGAAAGTCCCGTATTCACTGGGTTTTGAGGATTACATAGGAAAGTGATTTTAAGTGATCTAAAAAGTAATTTATCTTTAAGTTATTGATTTGTAACGACATAGTCTGCTTCGGATCTTACCTGATAAAAGAGTAATTAGATTACTTATTCATCACTTAAAAATTACCTATTCCGTATCTGCTGTAACCCTTGAATTACATACCATTCAGCCCGTTTCAGATTCAGCATTACTCAAATTACCTTTTTCCGATGGGCTTCCCCGAAAACGGCAACCACCTGCAAAGCCCCGACTCACAGGCTGCTTCGCACAAACCCATGGGAACGCCATGGGAACGCTTTTCTCCACACTGCTCCTCTACAGCCCTTATAATCCGTGGGCTTTGACGCAGAAAACTAATAGCGGGCGGTTTCGAATCTCTCCTTCACCGCCACATTAAGTAAACACAAACCCC